TGATACAGTCCAGACACTTGCTTCCTCGTTGAAGTGCAGAACTACCTCTGCTGGATTATGAATTTGTTTAGACATACTCTCTCCTCCTTAATTCCATCTTGGACTTGGATATCTTAGCTCCCTCATTATGAACTCCCTACCATCAGGGAAGATAGCAGCAAACTGGACTGTCTTTCTGTCTGGCTTCCTCAATTGTAGTTTCAAGTCAGTCATATCTGGGAACTGGAAGATAGGACTATCTGGCTCTGTTGCTTCCTGAGCGAAGATGTCCACTGTGCCATCCTGAAAGACAGCAGCAAGGTCTGTCAAGGTATCGCCACCGACTACAGCATAGATACCAACTAGGTCTGCCCCAAGTGCTCCGGGAGCTGCTATTTCCTTTAGTCTTATGTAACCAGTATCCATAATCAAGTTCTGGTCTATCCAGAGAGTACCAGCACCAGAAAGAGTCATGGCATCGTTCCAACCACCAGCATTATATAAGGAGATTCCAAATTTACAACCTTCTGCGGTTGATGTTGGACTTTCTATCATTGTATAGATATTTGAATACTCTTGCTCATTACCAACACTATCCTTACCGTATCCATAGAAACAAGATATATAATCATTGGTAGCAGGTGAGGCACTAATGTTTTTGAAATAGATAGCTGCCCCATAAATACCATCATTAGTACATTGAATGGTTAAGCCTTGTAAAGCCCCAGTCGTATTTATCTGAGCACTGCCAGCCCCAGCATCAAAGACATAGCCAGTAACTGTCATATTGCCACCGAGAACTAGACCGACCTGAGTAATGTTTGTCCACGCAGCCACAACAGTAGCAGCTTTACCTCTAATCTCCAGCCTATCTACATCACCAGTTCCAGCAGCATCAGGTGTTCCAAAGACTATCTTGCCTGTTCCAGCCTCACCCACAGCATCCAAGAAGATATAACCACCACCACCAGCAACATTAAGTCCACCTTTCAGATACCAATAGGAATTATTTACAGCTCCAGTTATCATCCCAGTTGCTGTGATGGCAAGACCTGTATGAGTTATACTTGCCCAAGTAGCTACGGCTGTGGCTACTGCACCAGAAATGTTTAACCTTTGAATACCTGAGGTTAAAGCAGCATCAGGAGTTGTTATATACATAGTTCCTGGAATAACTGCATAGGATTTCCCTAAAAGCCATATAGCAGCAGAGTTTCCGTCTGTTCCTCCAGACACCCAGACGTAAGAATTATCAAAATTACTTAGAATACTTTGCCCGCTAAGAGTTATGTTTCCAGTAATATGTGCAGGGATAGTCCAAGTTCCCGATGCAGTCCACGTTCCCTTAGCAATGGAAGAGTCCAGAGTACAACCATCCAACTCGCAAACATCTGTGGCTGCAGTTGTAAATGTAATAAAGGTGGTATCATTCGCTTTGAGCAAGAAGGTATCGGCGTTTGTTCCGCCTGAAGCAAGGATGCTGCCAGCAGCAAAGGTCATATCACCGACATTAGTGAAGGACTGGTCGCCACCTGTGATAGCACCGCTGAGGGTAATTGCACCCAGAGTCAATGTTCCTGTGCTGGATATGGTTACATTCTGTTGGAAGGCAAAAGCTCCAGTGGCATAGTCAAGTAGTTTAGTCCCTGCAATATAGAAATCAACTGAACCACCACTGGCAGCCAAGAGTGCCGTATCTCCAGCAGAGGCATCGGCAAAGAACACCATTTGAGAATGACCGCCTTTGTTGACATATAAGGCAATATCGCCACTAGCCGTTATGTTTGAAATCATCAGAGAATTATCTGCAATCGCCTGAGTTACAGGGGTGCCTATTAGAACACCAGTTACAGCGGTATTGGCATTTAAGGAAGTAGAACGATTGAGGAATACTTGGTCACCGTCAGTCCCAAGGTGTAGGTGAACATCATCTACTACAGTAATAGCACCAGTAAATGTGCCTCCACTAGCCATCATAACATGGAGACCACCAGCAGTTGAGGCATCACCTATTGCTAGTTTAAGACCATCGGTTTCCCAAACTGGTTCGCCACTAACAGGAGTAACCGCATCTACTTGGGCAGTAGTACCTCGTCTTAATTGTATTGTAGTTGCCATCAGAATGTCCCTCCATCAAAAGTGGTATCTAAACTATCCATAGCCTCACTCATAGCCCCGATTATCCCACCATCTATCAATCCGTTGTGATAAAGGATACCCCATCTTAATCCACCCGATTGCCCAGAATCGGCTATTAACACCCTACCATTAGTGCCTACAGATAGAATTACTGGGGTATCAGCAGCACTACCAGTGATTAAATCGCCCTTGGCATCAATGATTGCTTTGGCTATAGCGACCGCCGTTACTTCAGAATCAAGGACGTGTTGGTCATCTGCCAACAAACCAGATAATCCAGCAACACTAATCTCATCGGTACCACCATCTTCATGTCGTGCCGAATGGTCATTGGGGTTTGCGGCTGTTAAATCTTTAGTCCATCCTGCCATAGTAATATCTCCTAAACGGCAGTCCCCTCAATATATCGTTCCTTGCCGTCAGCACCCATATAATGTAATCGAGTTTGAACTACCGCAATGTTACCCGACACTGGGTTTATAGTATTGCTGGGAGCCCCGTAATAAAAGGCAACATTAACGCCATATACAGTTCCCCCGGTATCAGTGCCATAAGCCCGGCAATAATAGGTTGTGCCTGGGAGTAATCCTGTTAAACTGGAAGTAAAAGTGCCAAGGGTGGATTTCGCCCCTAATGTAGTTTTACTATCAGCAGTCGTTGGATTTATTGTTGTTCCCCAGCAATGTCCATGCTGTGTAACCGCACCATCGGAACCGAAAGCATCTATTCTCCCATTGCCTGTCGCGGTAAGGGCAGCCACCGAAGACATATCAAAAGTAGAAATAGCCAGAGTAGCGGAACCAGCCTCATAAATATAGAAGTAGGCAATGTCAAGGACAGTTTCATAAGACCAACTACTCGTCCACTTGCAGTATTTCTCATTGGCCTTAATATCTGTATTTTGATAGCGAACATTAACCGTGCCAGTTCCGCCATACTGACAATATATTCTTACCTCTTGATTGATAAGGGTAGGGGTAGCAAAGGTGGCTTCAATCCAGGTCGGAGTTGTTGTCAGAAGTGAAGCGTCTCCCCACACCTTGCTGACAATAACGCTATTATCGGAAACTTTCCTAATCCCTAAGGTAATATCGCCAGTTGGAGAACCCGTTTTGCTCAATATAAATCCCAAACTGGATACTACACTATTGGATATCGTTCGTCTCTGCCCAGCTTTTGAATAACCAGAAGCACCGAGACTATCCGTGCTATTAGCGGTAATTTGCGATTCAATCACACCTTAACTCCAGACCGGTATTATCATTTGCTCGGCCACAGTCAGTTTCTTAAACGCAACATCAGTACCGGGAACTAAATAATCATAAAGGGACTTATGGTTGTCTACCATAATATCTTGGTTCTCATAAAGAGTTCTTATATCATCGAGCATCAGGTTGATTGCGTCTATCAGATATTGGGGAACACCGGCACCCCCGGCGGCATAAGTATCTAAACCTCCAATAGTCTGAGTGTTCACCCTGCCAAACCTGATGGTCATATTAAAATAGCCGTCACTGTTCTCAGTGGCTATCTTGCAGTTCCTCTGGATATATTGGACATTCCCAGTCCTTGTTGTGCCTTCACTGGAGTCAGTTACCTTGATATAGTCAAAGATTTCCTGACCACAGTTCATCGGGACAACCGCCGAACCTCTTTCGGCATTTAGTTCATATCTCTCTATGATAGCCGCAGCAATGAGAGTCCCCTGAGCACTAGAGGTTAGTCGCCGATAAGTAGTATGAGTCTTAGGGGCTAGGGCATAACTGGCAGCACTGGTAGCACTACCAGAGTATGAACCCTGCTCAGGCATAGAGGCGACTACTTCTTTATTGGGATTGACAAAGCGGTTTCTTATATTCTTTTGGAAGAAGGTATGATAACTCGATACATACAGGCGATACTCATAATCGTAGGTCGTGCCAGAGGTTGTGGGCAAAAAGACGTGCATTGCCCCATCACTCCCTGCCCGCCTTTTACACTTAGTATAATTCAATAACTCCTGAATCTTATCATCCCTATTTTCGTTGACTGAAACAGAGAAGTAGTCCGCAGGGATGAATGAATCTATAATACTGTCATCATATCCTAACGGATAAGAGGCACTGACAGGTTCAAAGGTATAAGTAACGGCCGGATAATTTGTGTATGGGGATAATGTCTTGGCAGCAATCGCCGTTATCAAGGTCTTGAGGGTATTGGTGTCTGTGCTTTCCTGAGTATATGCCGATTCCGCTTTGTCCTCTCTCATCTGGTTGGGTAGACCGACAAGGTAAAGCCGGCATTGTAGTAATGTCTCAGATGATATGAACTCCTGTCCCTCAACCTTTAATGGAGCTCGAGGCGAATATTCATCCCCGGTGTTCCCATCCATCTCCCAGGTAACACCCCCGTCTGTCTGCGTAACCCCCAATGCCGTGCCCCAGGTTGGCTCTGTAGTGGCATGGGAAGTTCCCGCAATAGTGCACCTATACTGATAACCAGTAAGGGTCGTAGGGGTTACTACATTGCCCACAGCATAGGCAGTATTCTTAACCCACTTGGAACGAACAACGCCGGTATTGTAACCGTAATAGATAATGCACTGATACTGTTCAAAATCAATACTAGGGGTTTGCAAATACAAAGCGCTTATAACGCCATCCGAATTGTCCAGCAAGACCTCGGCTGTGCCATTATCCTCTTCCTCGGTATGCTGGATTTGCATTACACGGTTTATATCGTAGCCGCGAGTAGTCTGGCCAGACCTGCTGAGGACTATTTTCCAAATAGAGTCATAGGCAGCACCGGTAACACCATAACCTTTCTGCGCAGCCAATAAGGTACTTGTTAATGTTTGCAATCAACTCTCCTATGGTAGACAAATGCTTGGGGCGACAAATCCCCGTAATCCCTCTAGCTCTCTTATTGCCTGGTCGTAATGGAGTTTCCCCCATTCGTATGTATATCGGTAACGATTCGGTCCAGGGCCTATGCTGTTGATATATACCCTGGCTTTGCTCATTGCCATTTTACCAGCTACCAAGTCGGCATAGATTCCTTCCAGTTTGGAATCCAGAGTATTACTGATAAACCTAACCGTGTTATCATCAACTGTGGCATCCATAAGGGGTGGATAAAAGGTTACGTCACTTTCGCCACCAGTTAAAGTCATTTGGTAATTCGCAATATATATACCCCTAACACCATCAATCTGAAACATCTGGCCTTTGTAGATAATCTCACTAGCCGTCATATCGTCAACATGGATTGAAGTTAGACCAGCCGCATATCCAGCAATCAAATCTATCTTACCAAGAAATCCAGTCAATCTTGATAACTGGTGCTGTAAGGCGAAGTAGACCCAAACCTCATCGGGAGCATCGGAATCCTTCGTATTCGGAGGTTCATCACTTATCTTCAGTCGGATGATATGGTTCTCCTGAAGTTCCCATTGACCAGGTGTGAGATAACTCGGTGGGTCTTGCAAAATAGGATACTCTATCTTATCAATGTAAATCCAGTCAAAAGCCCTGCTGCCCAATGCGCCATCGGGACCCTGATTGGCATTGATGTTTATTTCCTTGCTGTCGGTACATTCCTTATTGAACATCCGATAGCTTTCGCCACTTGCCATGATGCTCTTGGATAGGGTTAAAGTAGTCCCACCTGCTACAAAGGCAGTAACCACCGCCCAGGTGCGGTCTGTCTCATTGTAAATCCACTTGCCCACATCAGTAGAAAGGAATTGGGCATTGGTGGCATCAACAAGACTGTTGGCAAGAGTGGAGGTAGCCGTTCCTGTCCTACTCTCAAGGTTGAACTCACACCGATAGACATAGGGATGGAATTGGGAAAGTTGCCTCAATCCCTCGGCCATCCCTTTATCCAGTTTGCCGGTGCTGAATACAGATGCTCCACTATCTTCCAGTTTGTCCTGGATTAAAACCTGCATTGTTGCGTAGGTTTCAGGATAAGCCATACTTCACCGCCTTTATGTTCCGCTTGGGTTAGTTGCTGTAACGCCTTTGTAATTGAGTCCCCAGGTATTAGAATTATCGTTATTCAGGTCTCGGAATGGATTATTGGCCATATCGGTTATTCCGACATTTGCCCTATTGCCATCTACATAGATGCCACTGGAACCATCGGCTAGGGTTATGGCCATACCAACGGTATTACTCACACAACTGAATCGGTTATCAAGAATAGAAAAGTTACCAGCGTTGGGACCTCCACTGATTCCTAGTGCGGTAATGCGGGTAAAGACATTCCGCCTAATCATCCCTGCCGTCAGGTTGCCGATGTAGATGTTGGCAGTGGTAAAACCAGCAATATCATGCCTGCCAAATATGCAATCTTCAATCAGCAAATAGGGTTGGTCATAGTCAACTTTTATTGCGTAGGCAGGAACATACTGACTATCAAAAAAGACATTCCTGATAGTAACCCCGAAGTAACTATTAGTACCTAAGAACTCAATAATCCCGCCTGTAGTTCCTGTTGATTTGCAACCGAGATACAGATTCTCAATGGTGACATAGCCAGCGGCGATGGTTATGGCTGGAACATTTATAGTGGGAGAACCAAAGCCAGAATCACTGAGCATACCACGACCCAATAACCCTCTAAGGGTAACTCCGGCCACATCCATAGTAATGGTTAAGGTATCGTTTGGGGTTGAAGGCGAGTTACCGAGAACCTGAATTACATCCCCCTTGTTTGCCGTGCATTTATCCATCGCAGCGTTAATTGTGAGAAGTAGGGTTTCAGGTGTTAGACCAGAATTGGTATCACTACCGCCAGTACCGACATAAAATGTCTTACCTGGCGTCCACACTCCACTAAGTACATTTCTTAGATTGCGTGATATTAAGGCATTTCCTCTTTCAATCATATCTAGACCTCCACTGTTATTTCCCAATTAGTCATAGTATTGAATTTTTAGAGTAGCATCAGTAGATACTCTAATGAATTGGACGGTCTTCATTACTGACCGCCAGTTTTCTCTATTCGTCCAACTATCGTAAGTTAAGACATCACCCGCTTCAAGCAATATCCCTTCACTTGATGTGGGGGCAGTTCCATCTTCACGATAGCGCACCTGGTCAGTCTCAACAGTGATGAGAGCACCCTTAGCAGCTGATGGAAGAGTAGGACTCGCATCAGTGAGAAGAGAGACTGCTGTGCTGGACACGGTTAGTGTTGCATAGTCTACTGGATTTTTGGGCATAATACTTTACCTCCTATTTACCTTTCTTTTTACCTTCCGCAATCATCCTTATGAGTTCTGATTGCGGAGTTGTTTTTGCAATCTTGGCTGCTACCTCACTGTACGAATAAGGAATATCTCCTCGTTGCATCGAGAGGGCAATCCCGAACAATTTGAGTTGTGCTGATGTCCAGGGCATTATCTCATTCCCTCCTTAGTTATTTGCTCAAGAGTTTTCTTTCTCTTACCTGCCGGCGCCTTCTTAGTTTCCGTTACCACATTTCTAAGAGCTACGGCACCTAATCTCGGTTCGGCTGTTTTGACCCTTTCCTTTTCCTCAGCTATTGCTTCCTCAGCCACATAATCTACCTCTTCCTTCTCCATAAGACCGAAACTGGGAATGAGAATAGATAAGCCACCAGTTTCCTTAGAACTGACGAAACGACCCCTAGATTTACTGCCAAGAGGCAGACGTTCCTTCTCATGAACTACTACCCGAGCTGGAATAGAGGGAATCAGATTACAGGAACTACCACAGTCAGGGCAAAAGGCATTACCCCTCATAACGATTGGCTGTAACTTCTCAAAGCAGAGACCACATCTAAGGCATTGATATGAATAATTTGGCATATTTACTCCTTAATACCAAATGTCCCCATCTGTTGGGACTGATGGATTGAAAACCTTAATGTCCTGACCGGTGGGAGCCATCAATTTCTTTTTACCTACAACTATTATACTGCCCACTCCTGAAAACACTACACGACCGTAGCGAATGATTGCCACTGTAACCGTAGCCACTGTAGATAAACTCCCGGTGCCCGAGGTAACTATCTTACCAGCGAGAGTCCTTACTCCTTTAGATGCCAGTGAGCCAGTCCCCGCCAGTGTAGAGGTAACGAATAGTAACTTACTACCTACAGTGGACAAAAGACCAGAGCCAGCCATAGTAGTTGCACTTGTGAATATTCTAACCCCAGAGGTAGCCAGATAGCCTACACCAGTTAAGGTAGCGGAGCCAAGCTCATAGATAGCTCCTGATATGACTGTTCCTACTGCTGAGACAGAACCTACTCCTGATAATGTGGATACACCATTCCTAACCCTAGTCCAGACTCCGGATAAAGTGCTTGAACCTACTAAGGTTGTTATACCATATCTTATCCTTTGAGGGATACCAGATAGTGAACCTGTACCAGATAAAGTTACTGTAGCCTTTCTTACATAATGACCTATTGCTGAGGCTAGTCCAACTCCCGACAATGTAACCGTGGCTACCCTTATCCTTCTACCAATAGTGGCAATAGTCCCAATACCTGTTAAAGTGGCTAATCCTTTCCTTGTCCTAACCCCAATGGCAGCGACAGTTCCTATCCCTGTCAGAGTGGCAAGTCCTCTCCGTGTCCTACTGCCTATACCTGCTAGAGTCCCTAATCCAGATAAGGTAGCAGTTCCTATCTCAAATACCCAAGGACGGAGAGCAAGTAAGAACCCTTCATTGATGCAGGCTGAACTTGGGGTAGCAGTTGAATTTCCTACTACACCATAAGAAGTCTGCAATTTGTCTGCCACAGCTATAGAGCAATAAGTAGAGTTGGTGAAATCAAATCTTTCATCCAGAGAACCAAGCGTAGTACAGGACTCTGCCGACCAAGAAATACTGGCGGTCTCGGTAGCATAACCAGCAATGACCATAGCACCATTGGTGACTGTGGTAATACTTAAAGCCCCATAAGTGCCAGAGGCGTTGCTTCTTTTGGATACGGCTACATCTAGTTGCCCATACCCTGTGGTATTGACATTGTAGTAGCCGATAATCATACCCTGAGAACGAGTGGTTAAACCTGTGAATGACCACGAAGTCCCAGTGAGACTATTCTTCCCGACAACAGCCATAAAGACCTGAAGTCGCCCAACATGACTAGCAAGATAAGTCCAACCTTGTCCTTGCCATCCTGTTGGAGCCGCTGACTGGGCATTAGTAGTTGCATGGTCAAAGATAAAGGCAACGAGGACATCATTTGTTGCTGTGCCAGTCGGCTGGGTGACAGTAACAGAGGTTGTTCCATTGCAACTCGCCCCTGCTGCCCTAAGAGTAATATCAGCCACTTAATTCTCCTTTAGTCTACAGTTACATCTAGGTCGTGAGCATTTATCTTGAATGTGTCTCCAGCATCTACAGCTTTACTAGCATCTAGAATAGACCACATCAGGATATGGACATTAGTTCCCCAGGTAACATTGGATACATGGTCTACTAGAGCTACATGGGTAACTGTTCCCCATCCTGCTGGAGTTGCTGTGGGAAAAGTAATATCAGCAATGTTGTCACTAACTCCACCCGAAGCAGCACCTAACCCTGCTAGTTGCCTTGCATAGGCGTTACCACTCACCTCAGCACAGGTTGGGCCGTCTGACTCCAATCCAGTTACAGCGGTAAATAAAGCAACATAGACTGCCACCTGCGGCCCGGCCACATTCCTCATCTGGTTTATGATTGCGTTCTCCATGTAAACTGAAAACTCCGACATTTGGTTACCTCCTATTGTTCGTGTATTACTACTAGTTCACCCGATATAGGTTCAACATAGATATTGGTTACCTTCTTAAAACTAGAATCTGGCACTACTGAAGGAACTTTACTTCCAATTTCATCAAGTTTATCCTTTTGAGATTGGGTCATCCCCTCATTGACCATGTAGGTCATCTTTGGTTCTTTCAGTTTAGCATTGTTAATGCGGTCTACCTCAGTAAGAAGCCAGTCAATATCTTTCTTGAGTTCCTTGATGGTTTCGTTGTTGACACCATCGTCACCGATTTCCTTTACCTTGTCCGTCAGTTCGTTCAGGTTGAGAACTATACCTTGCCCCCTCTCGGATAAATCAGTAACAACAGCAGATGTTTGAAGTTCAGCATTGATAAGTTGCTTAACAGTGCGATGCAACTCGGAAATATCCCCCCGGATAGTTGTCAGTTCTGTCGCGCTACTATCCTTAGCAACTTTAGGTTTCTCAATCGTTAGCTTTCTGGTCGTCTCCTTCAGCTTTTTTAAGGTCAGGTCAGGAGCCTCAATAAGACGGCTTTTATTACTTCGTTTGGTCAAATCTGGTGCTTCAATCAGTTTAGGCATCTGTTAATCCCCCAAGAAGGGAGGGGATTTTACCCCCTCCCTTGGATTGACAGGTTTGACTACACTATTCTATCTGTAGCCAGAAGGTCTGGTCACCACCAGCATAAGTCCCGCCAGTTCTCGGTATAAGCCAACCAGCGAGTTGCTGTGAGTTACCAGCATTGAACGCCTCATCCGCCATAATGAGAGCACCGTCAGTACCCTGAAAGACGATTGCTCTATCGCTGGATGCGGCACCGGGGACTGTGCTGGAAACCACACCGAATGTCTCGCCTCTTACCTTACCCCAGGCGTAATAACCACTGGGAACTGCCTGAAGGGGCATACAGCAGACACTCATGTAACCACCAGCAGCAGCAAGTCCCCTTACGTCATAAAAGCGGTTGTTATTCATGGTCGCCCATTCTGTTCCCGCAATGGCGTAAGTAACTGGATGGTGGAGTTTCAGGGTGGTGGTAGTGGTAGTCCCCACCGTATTACCTTTGATGTGATAGAACCGTCTATAACCAGACGCAGCCCCGATGATGATAGTTCCATTGGCATAATCATCTTTCACGGCTGTTCGGGCGGGCGAGCAAGCTGTTACGGCGATAGTCCACGAACCAATGGCGGTAAGTGCTGGTGTGCAATCCGTTGGTTGAGAATATGAACCTGCCCCATCAAGGGGATTGGTTATGGCTGCCCCTGCCTTGAAATAACGCCACAGACCGCCAAGTGGGTCTGACGCTAATGCGCCGATGGCAGCCTTCTGGGTAGTAGTCGGGTCAGCGTAAAGTGCGCTGAAAGGTGCTGTTAATGCAAAGTTACTCATTGAAAATCTCCTTATTATTGTTGAAGTGAAGTTGTATTAAGTTCTACCTTACCCCTTATTTAGGCTCTTCGGCTTTCGCCTACTTGTCCTCTTTGGTTGGGGTAGACACTTTCTTCACTTCAGGTTGTTCGGCTATCATCTCCTTGATAGCCTGTGCTTTCTTTTCCGATGCTGTTTTTTCAGCCATAAAAGCCTCCTTATTTCTGGTCGTGTTGACTTCTCATGTGCCTTGCCAGCCCTAGATATGTCGCAAAAGGTTTTCTGGAATGAGGACAACCCTTAACCTGACAGGCAAGAAGATTTACCTCTTGGATAATACTTGGCTCATTAGCTACTTCTACCTTTGCCGTTGCTGTCAGTTCTGCCTCAAGTTCCTTAATCCTAGCCTGAAGAGCATCTTGCGTTTCTCGGTTTGGTTCTTGTCCTCTGGCCCAGAGTCTAAAACCTTTCTTGGTATAATAGTTCATGTGCCAAGCATCGGCTGGCAAGGGTGTCGTGGCGATTTCCACAACTTCTGATTTTTCCTCTACTTCACCGAGAGCCACTCGCCGCCTTATCTCCTTTGTTATCTCAGAAGTTAGCGGTTTCAGTTCCTTCCCTGTGTTTCTCTCGATGAAGGAGATTTTGGTTGCGTCCCGGTAATAGATACGTGTTTCCATCGTTCTACCCTGAATGATGTCGTTTGGGTCACGTATATCCCCGATTTGAACTGCGGGTATACTTTGTGTCACTTTCTTATTACCTCCGTTTTTCTATATTCGCTTACTGCCAGTAGGAGCAGTTGCATCAAAACTATGGGGTTTAACTCATAAGTCCCTACTAACTCGTTGGTGCCGCAGCGTTAAAGTAAAGAAAACGGCCGTATGTGCCACCTTCCTCTACCATTGCGTAGTCGGCCACGATGCCGATTTCCCAGCCTCTCAGAGAATCCTTCCAGACTATCCACGTGTCAGGCTCCCAACCAACCACATAGATGAAGGCTTCCTTTGAATACAGTGCACTATAAGCGTAAGTAACAGAAGCGATTGGGATATTGGAATCATGGAATACAGGTATACCGTTCATCTTGATGATGCCGGCAAAGTGATTCTGGAGCACTGCCATCTGGTAATCCTGCGGCATGGTAGCGCTTGAACCCGGTGTCGCAATTGCATCCACGATGTCATTTAGTGTGTATGGATGCAGGACGAAAGCCATCGGCATAGGAGCAGGTTCGTCTTGCCCGATGCACTGGGAAACAGCAGCCGCGGCGTAGCCAAGTCCGAAAGTCGTGCTGCCACTACCTAAGCCACTATCAATCCCAGAGAAAAGGGTCAAGCCGTCTACATCCATCTGTTTGCCCATAGAGTTACCGATAACCTTACCGGCAGCCCGGGCAACATCCTCGGTGAATTGCTGTTTTAGTTTTCTGGTAACGATGACCTTAGCCCCTGTCTCATTGGTGGTATGGGTCGTGCCGGTGATGGTCAATGTCTGAGAATTAGTCATATCTATACCATCAGTCAGCCGTTCAGCAACAATCGTCCCGAATTTCGGCACATAGTAACTCTTTTCACCCTGGGCCATCCGGTGAACACTTACCGTGTTCTTGAAAACTTGGATTGGTTCGTAAGTATATCTGCATGCGCCAATCATGGCTTTCGAACCAGCAGCCAAATCAGCGCCAGTTGTAGCAGGCATTGTTTATCCTCCTTGTTTTAGATGTTCTTATTGAATCTCTTGGCGGCCTCCTGATACTGCTCAAAGGAGATTTGTTCGTGAATGAAGGCATCTTCGTAGTCCTCGAATGTTCGGAATCCTCTTGTCGCAGTACGACCGCCAGCACTGGCTGCCCTGGATTGTTGTCCCTTGACAGTCGTTTCTTCAACACCTTCTTCCGTTTCTTCCTCTTCGGATTCACCTTTCGGCACGGATTTAGCAATCTGCTTCATCCGTTCCAGGTTATAAGTGGTTCCACCTTTTTCAGCCGTATCAGTACCGATTTGAAGGATTAGGGTCGCTGTCAGACCACTTTCCTTAGCTAATTCTTTAGCCAGGTCGGTAGCTTCAGACTTAATTGCTTTATCTATCGCAGTCTGGTGTTGAGCCTTCTCGTTCTCCAGTTCTGAGCGTGCCTTAGTAACTTTTTCCCACTCATCTTCCGCCTGGTGCTTTAAGCGGACTGAATCCAAGAGGTCAGGCGTTCCTTCGGCATCCTTCAGTTCTCGCTCTCTTTCTTTCTGTTTAATACCACGAAGTGTGTTCTCAAGTTCAGAAAATCGCTTAACCTGAGAATCGTATTGTGCTTTCAGGGTAGTATGCGCGTCGAGAGTAGTCCTCAAAGTCCTGCCGAGAGTCGCCTTCTCTGCATTGACTAGACGGGTTAGTTCCTCCTGAATCTCTGGCGCTAGTTCGTCAACCTCAGCGTCAGTCAGTTCGTCTGGAGTAGTTTCGGGTTCAACCGTCTGGGGGGTTTCCTCGCCAGCCGTGTCTCCGCCAATTTCGTCCTGTTTCTTAACCATTGATTTGTAAAACCTCCGTTTATTTATTTACTTTACTATCTGCCTTTACTGGCAGTCTTGCGTCCTTTTGCCAATGCTCCACGAAACCCCATGACCGCCATCTTCTTAATCTTTGGCCCGAGTTTCCCTGATAGAGCCTCATTGACTTTGGCTAGAGGGATTGGTTGGTCTTGCGGTACACCAAGTGCTTCATGCAAACCACCCTTCTTAAAAGCCATTGGTGGTTGTCCCTTCTTTTGGATAACCTGCGTGCCACCCGGTGCTACTGTCTGCCCCGGTGTTGCCTTTGCCCTTGCCGTCTGTAAGAACGGACCTTTCTTCGGTACTTTCTTTGCCATTGTTTAGACCTCCTTATTATGGTTTCATTGCCGTGAGTTTCCTCTTTATCTCCATTTTGAGTTCATCTATTTCGGCTCTCTTAGCAGCCAACTGCCTACCAACTTTCTCAGCAGTTGTCATACCAGCCGATACATCATATTCCTCTATGGTCTGGGATACCGCACCAATAAGAACTAACCAGGCATCGAGTCTGGGATTACTCCGTCTGAATTCTTGCCGGGCTTTAGTCCTCGACATATCGGGAGAGCCAATAATTGCATCGTAAATCTGGTATAACTCAAAGACATCTTTAGGTGGAACCTTACTGAAGTCCTTGGGTTGCCACTGTCCTTTATCTACCATTGTCTTATAAAACTCTGGATGTTCCAAAAGATACCAGTCATCCTCAAACCAGTAAGTCTGCCCCGAAGGTTTGCCTTTGCCGACAATCGTGTAGTAACTAACATAGTCTTCTACTTGACTATCAGGTATATAGGCTTGGTAAGCATCCATCCTCAGCAAATCTTCGGGAGTTTTGTCACGTTTCTCTAACAGGATGTCATATTGCTCTGAGGGAACTTTATCGGGAATCTTTAATCCCAGAGTATTGGCAAAGTCAGGGTTGTTTAATAAGAACCTGTCCTGTCTATAACCTGTGGTTGGTAACTCATAGTAAGAGACATAGGGTTCAATCAGTCCAGTGTCAAGACCTTTTTGATACGCTTCCCGCCTGCGTCTGTCCATTCGGTAGGCATCATTGGCAGTAAGATAATCTGCCCGAGCCGTTCCAGTTGACGGTAAATCATCATATTCTGTATCCTGCTTGGCATACTTAACATCAATCCGCCAGATAGGTATTCTGGTCTCATCAACTGGTTTGAGTGCCTGGTCTCCCCAGATATTAACATCCATTCGCCAAGCGTTGTACTCGGGGTTATCTACCCGGTATAACATAACCTCCGCAGACGAACTGCCTACACCCGGAGCATCCTGCATCTTCATAAAGGTGACATGGCTATCAATAATCATCTGTGGAGTAGGCATCTCGTTTGTGCCAGCCTCAATCGCATCTACCCGTCTCATATCATCTACGAAGACAGGATTATCGGTCTTGAACTTCGCAATGACCTCTGCCCTTGCTTTATCATCAGCGATATAGTTTGGTGATTGGTCATTAGAGAACCCATCCAGTGTGTCATAAAGAGTTCGGTTCTTAACCTTGAGCTCGAGAGAGGCGGTAGGAGTATCTACCGTGCCTAATGGATTGCCACTCTTGTTTAACCACTCCACCAGTTTCGGGTTATTTGCCCGGAGGAGTTTATCTTCCCAACTATTAGCACCCCACTTCGATACAATATCGTTCCTTTCAAAGTAGGATTTGGCAATATCGTCTGGGGGAAGGTATGGAGCCACCGCACTAATGGGTATGTCGTTCACCTTAATCAAATTCTGGGCTATATCGTAGGCTTTTTGGGTCATTACCTTAACCTTACCCGCCAAAGCCTGTCTAGCATTGTCTTCAGGATGTGATATAAGCCATTGTTCCCGAGGATTCTGGGAAAGTTCAGGATGATTTGCCAGAAAGTCTGCCTGCTTCTTTTTATCGGTTATTGACCAGTATTCGGTCAGTAAGGTGAACTGACTTTGTGAGATATTGCCCAAATAGGCTTGGTTATGCCTCTCATCGGCATCAAACGCCGTTAACGCCTTCTCATCACCAGAGTCCACTATCTTCTGCCTTTCCTGCCATATCTGATAGTAATTGGTAAAGGTCTTCCCCTTGGCAGGGTCGGCGTTCATAGATATTAGCGTTTGATTAGGGATAATACTTGATTCATCAAGGCTCCGAGCGGTCTCGACAACAAGTTTTACCTTCGGGGGATAACCTTTCTTTTCTGTTAGGCTTGCTGGGTCTACTCCCTTGAACTGCGATGCAGTATCGGAGTAAAAATCTGCCCAGTCATACACCGGTTCAGTCATTCCATACCAGACATTATCGGAGTATTTGGGTAGTCCCAGTTTGGGAATGTTTTGTTTCCAGTCCCCAGTATAGGTTTGAACACCAAAACCTGTGAAACTCAGGATACTAGCGATAACCGTTGTGCCTGGTTGTTCCATAATGGACTCATAAATATCCTGAATGGACATTGGTGCTATTCGGTCAGCCCACTGCTTCAGGTTTTTAACGTCTACCTTCTCGCCACCATAGGTCTTGCCGGTCATATATTCTAGGAAAGCAGCAGCGAGAGGTGCTTCCTTGCTTTTAAGGAAGTTTTCTGTGAGACTCAAAAAGTCAAGTGGGTAGTATGCGCCAGTAGTAGTAGATTTGCCCATCGGTTTCTCACCAGTAACAGGTGCGGTCAAAATATATACTACTTTCGCATAGAATACGGCAAATTGCTGAACTCCACCCCAAGGGTCAATATGCAGGTTGCCGATACGGATTTTCATAAAGTCGGCACTTCTTGGGTCTGTTTCTACATCCCACCAACCAAGTTGTCTGCCAAGCATGACGAATCCGCCAACTACGCCAACAAATAATGCCGCATCCTTCCATGCCTGTCTTCTGACATAGGGATTAGATGAAAAGAGATGTCTTGGCCCAATTATTCTACCGACCGCATATCTAGGAGCATAAACAAAGGCAGAGATTGCAGGAGCGGCAGGAGATATTTTACCTAATGACGCTCTACCTGTCCAGTCCGCCAACTTTGTAGCCTCGGCATCCATCGCTCCCATTATGTCAAAAGTTTCGCCTTCTTTAAGTGTGAGTTCCCCTGAAGCATACAATTCTGCCTTGCGCAACATTAGTTTATAGAAACTCTCATAGATGTTCCAGGTGTCAGAGTTACAACCAGAGACAAAGCCACGGTTAGACCATTTGATTGTAGGTATCTTTGAAGTCAATCTAGGAATTGTTCTATCTTTAGTCAGATAACCGAACTCCTCAACTCCTTTCCATTGTGCCGTTCCCTTGGGCAAATCTATCGGTCGCAGGAAGTCTCTACCTTGTTTAACTTGCAACGCATCATAAATCGCATATAGTGGACTTCTTGTAATCCGTAACCATTGAGCCTCGGCACTCTTCTGACTGAATGTTCCTTTCCAAGCATCAACATTAGATAAGGCAAACGCCACTGGATGGCCAGGAACAAGTGGCATTATCTGTCTCCAGTATGACATATCAACAGATGATTTCATTGCTCTTAAAAAGTTACCAATATCTACTGGACCCCACGCCATCTCTTTGAGAACTCTGATAACTGCATCTCTGGCGGGTGCGGGCCATAAAGGAACCTGCCTGATAGCCTCTGTAATAGGTGCTTCATAGGGAATAATAGGCGTTGGTTCTCTAAATACTGTTGGCTGATATAGAATATCGGTTGATAGACCGCGTAGGTAATCGGCAGTTGCCTGGTCAACTGGTATCGGTTCCCGTTCTGTTTCGTGATATATACCCTCGACAATATCCTCAAGGGGCTTTTTCTCTTCCGCTATCTTCTCTATGGCTTTCAGAACTTTAGGTTGATTGCCAAAGACTCTTTGTAATCGAGTGAAAGCAGACCCACCTTTGATGCCAGGTATTCTCGGTATTGCTTTGCCGAGAAGTGCATTTGTCAAAGCCGTAAGGGTTGAAGCCATCTCTAATGGGTCGTCCTTAAGAGATTCATATACCTTTGTAAATAAAACTGCCCTCATGTGATTGGTCAGGTCATCAAGATAATCAGTCCTCATAACAGGCAATTCACCAGATAAGGTTTCCTTGATTGCCTGATTCATTGCCTCTTCGGGTGGCATACCTTTTTCAACAATGAGTTCCTGTGTTCTACCTTTTAGAAGTTCTACCCTGCCCGAAAGAGTTTCTCGCCTCAATTCCCTAGTCAATTCCCAAGCATTTAAGGTGGTAGGATTCTCTACATATTGACCGAATAAGTCCAGTGTGCGAGTAACTTGCGCGGGAGTCAACATCCGTTCGCCGGTCGGACTTAGAGTAACATCCCCTGGTTTCGGTTCGGGGAGTGTCTTTAGCGGTTTCTGAACGAATTGCGTTTTAATCTCGGATTCTAATGCCTTAATTTGCTGGCGTTCCGCCCTTATCGCCATCACCCTATCGGCAATCTGGTCGGTAGTCATACCCCACTTGTCAGCAAGTTCATCAAGAACGGCATCCACTGGAACTTTGTTATAAGTCTTTAACCCTTTTTGCGCATAGCGACTCCAATCAGTATAAGGGGCTATCATTTGAGCCTGTTTGACAGTAAAATAACTGGGGAAACCTTGCTCTTTAATATCAATAAAAGAGGTTAAGTCAACACTACGTTTTGACTGACTTAGTTTATAAGTTCCGTCTGATTGTTTAACTTTGCGAGTAACAGTTATCTCAGTTCGCCATTGTGCCACCGGGTCAGTCTCATGTGTGGCTTTTAACCCTTCAATCTGTGCCTGCGCTTCATAAGCCGCCTTTGTTTCAGGTGGAGCGACTTCGGCTGCCTGTCTTGCCTGTTGGAGTTTGAGTTGTTCCTCCATCGATACTTGCGTGGGAATACCTTTACCTTGTGGGAAGACTTCTTTAGGAGCAACCACTTCTGGTATCATACTGGGTTGTAGTCCAGCTTCAGGCATCCCGGGTGCGGCCTTGGGGATTGTAACCTCTGGGATAACAGGTGCCTTGACTTTTGGTGGGGTTACTTTAGTAATCGCGGTCTTTTCGGTAGGGGTCAAAGACTTCCACCCCTTAGAGGCAACCTTCCCCTCAAGTCCAACAGATTGAACTAGGGAAACCTTATCGGCGATAGACATTGCTGCCCAAGATGCCTCATTGATAGGTAGTCCCCCGAAAACCATAGCCCCAGTTTGAGTACCAAGGGGAACTAAAGACGGAGCAACTTGACTTACTACTGATAACGCATTTTGTTCAACTGCTTGTGCCCCCGCCTCAGTTAAAGTAAATCCCGCCTTCGTGGTATTAAATAATGTCTTGATTGTCTCTTTGATAAGAAACTTCGGGGATAGATTTTGAACAGCAGAACGAATGAAGTTCTCCTTCACATCTACAGGTATCGGTTCTGGTAAATTGGCACTCTTTTCCCAAGAATCAAGGTTTCTGCGAACTGACCACTCCATAGTAGCATTGTAGACTTCCTGAACAGTCGCATATCCCGTTAATCCTATCGCTACTACACCAGCAATGGTTTCCGCAGAGATAGGTATTCCAGCGACATTGAATAGTGGTTTATTTACCGCATCAATAACCGCCTGTCCAATCTGTTCCCACTTTTCTATTGGCCCTTTCTTAGTAGAAACAATCCTTATGAGGTCTTCACCTTTAGAACCACGAAAACGCTCAAAATCTTCATTGGCCTTTAGTAAAGTGGCTTGTTGTTCTTTAGGAATGGCAAGAAAATCACCATACCCCATACCTTCCTTCGAGCGCAATTTAGCACCTTCATAAGACCACGCCAATTCAGGTAGAGGGTATTTCTCTATGCCTTTTAATACCCTTGTGGGCTGAGTAGGAGCAAATGCCCAGTTCATGTCGGAATCTGTAAGACCAAGGTTCTTTAATAGTGTCTCAGTGTCCGAGTTTCTACCCTTTGCTATTATATCTTCAATAAAGGCATCAGGGTTTTCATTTGCCACCTGAGTTACATGTTCCATAGTTATACCCGGCACATCGGGATAGATATTCTTTAGAAAAACAGGAGTCCCCATATTAGTTGCGGGAATCTTCCCATACGATACCCCTATCTTTGGGGGAGGAGGTGGCGGTTCTATTTTAGTTACTGGAGCAGGGACTTCTAATAATTTTACAGCCATTTAATCAAACCTTCGGCAGTTTAGTTTGCCTCTTTGATATGGATTGTCTCAACTTCTCAACTAAAAGATTGGGTTGAGTAGGAGTCTGCTTGTAGATAGCATTATTTATGATTTGTTTGGATAATTGCTCTAGTTCTTTATCTTTAAAGGGCATCAGATTGTCGCCTCCGGTTGTATTTCACCAGCGCCGGGTGATTCCATTTTCCTTGTCGTTCTAACTTGACTTGTCTCTGGAGCGGCAGGGCTTAACTGCAAAGCCTGTGCCTTTTGTTCTGGCGATGCTTGCGGAACTTCCACACCGGTTATCTTGGTTACCTCTGCTGGTGCAATCCCCTGAAGAGACTGCCCCATTTCAATGAGTAAAACCTTAGCCTCATCCGTCCGCCCCTGTTTATCAAGAGCCTGAGCCATTTGGAAGAGTCCTAATGCCCGACTGACCTTTTGAGCCGTCTGGATTAAATACTTCTCGTCAATATCGTCATAGTCCCTGTACCTCAGGATATTTTTACGGATACTCCTATCGTCCATCCAGCTCCGAGCCATAGTAGCCAACCCATAAGCAGCCGCCGTTTCCTCTGGGAGCGCGGTTAAATATTCAAAGTCAACAGTATAATCGCCAGCAAGGTCGGTGGCCGTATAAGTTCTTTTCTTGCCAGTTCTCCCTATGTTGGCAGACATATCAAATGCCTTGAACTGCCATATAGCCTCACGGCAGAGCATCCTCTTGAATCGTTCGCCAGTCTTGATTCTTGGAGTAAATACCTGTCTCGAAGCACCAGCAAGGGTGGCAATAGCAACCTGAGATAACTGAAACTGGAGATTACCCCAGTCTATATTGCTGATTGACCCTCTTTGAAGAGCTCCGTCTAGCATTGCCTGAAAGAATCTGCCTGATGCCTGAATGTCTGGTCCCTCTATCTTCTGTAAACCTTCTGTGGTTTCCAAGGCCAGAATACGGCCAAGTCTATAAATCGGTTCGTCAGGTAGTTTCTTACCCGACACACTTTTGAGAACTTGCGGAGGAGCCAGTGATAACATGTTCATCGTTTCGAGAATTGACGCAATCCTGTTTAGTTCAGGATATAATTCTCTGTTTGCCGAGAAAATAGAATCGCCTTGCATTCTCAGGGCTCTTGAAGAAGTATCCAAGAATGTGCCTTGCTGACATAACTGGATGACAAAAGGTGGATGAAGTAACTTATTTGGTATCGCCTCGTAGAATTTGCCGTCAAGGAATATGACTTCCTCAAGATTATCCCAGCAGTCCCATCGTGTTATAGACTCTCCTGTTGGTCTATAATCTGGATATTCTTCACGGCACATTGTCTTATCAAGAGTATCCCAGAAGGCGACTCTTGATAATCCCCTTCTCCCTACACTATAGACACACTTCCGCATATCAACCGGCAGAATATCTACATCAAAACCATTCCTATCTTGCGACAGTAATATCCTTGCTCCCGCTCTACCCCTGATAGAGATTTGCTCCCAGATATAGGTATCAAGGTCCGGCATAAGGACTTGATTGAGGTTCTCATTGGCGAGATACATCAGGTCATACCACCAATCCTCAATGACCGCGGTTTCATGCCCATCCAGTTCCTTGCCGTTTCTCTGACCGTTAATCTCAATGAGTTCCTTTGACTCATTAAGAACCGCCATCACTCTTTCGCCAAAGACCCTGGCATTGTTCATAGTGACGCTGATAACATCATCAAGGGTTTCACCTTTAGCATCCTTGAGAACATAGGGTTCCTGAGTCCAGAGTTTCTCATCCTCATCCATGCGTTGAAAGATATGCTTGCCCCATTCCATGTTGACTGAGTTAATCCAACGCATAGTCTCATCATCGGAAATAGGAGGCATTTGTGCCGATAATGAGGTTGATTGCGGAACTGCCTTTCTGCCCTTGAGGTCAGCGATTTTTGTCATTAAACTCTCCTGCCGACTGGTGCTTTATCAGTATCACCTGGAACTGCTGATAGTTGCCTGAACTGTGTCATCATACCCCTTTCGGCGTCCATGAAATGCCAAATACTCTTATCCTCGATATTCTCAGTCGGATTGTAATTACTGTCCAGTTCCCAGGAATAAGATTGTTTCTCAGCTAAGTAGTTCTTGCAAGTCCTGAAAACCTTGTTCTTATGCAACTTATCATAACCGTAGACCCTCAGTATCCCCGATTTCACCCCACCATCTAACGGTTTCTCTATCCTCCACCCTGCCTGGGTATAATCACCCCGCCAACCATCCTCAGTGGGCGACCCACCATATCTTGTGGCAATCCTTTCACCCTTAGACAACTCAATCCAGTTAGTAACGTGTTCGTAGGTGGACAATCTGCCCATCGCATAATCGCGGTAGGTGTAGAATATCCCTGTAGATGGGTCGTAAGCCTTCCACAAGGCCACAGTATTCACCGGCCCGAAGTCATGCCCTACATACCTCGGCCAGTGATTAGGTAAATCAAACGGTTCAATAACATCATTCACCGAATCAAAGGCGTCATAAATTAACCCGGCGGGTTTAGAGAAACGACCCCGGTGGAACATATCGAACTTCCAGTCGGGCATTTTACTCTTCATCCTCTGGTATTCGTCCAGAGGAAATGCCGGGTTATCAATAGAGTCAAACTGGATTACATCAATATCGGGATTACCCTTCAACCACTCATCATAAATATCAGTCTTGAGCCATCCCAGGCAGTAGAGAGTAGTGGTCATCAGGATTCTGGCCTTATTGATTAGAGTTCTACGTTCTACAGCTTCCCAGGTCTCTCTCTTAAACTGCTTCTGGCCGCACTCATCCAGCCACACACCTTTGACAGTGGCCGACTCCATAGACTCAGGATTCTGTGCCGAGCCAATGAATATCTTGGTCTCTATATCCGAATCGGGAAACATTACATAATCGGTCTTTTTCTTGATGGTCTTCTTGGTATGAAAGGTAAATATCTTCTTGTTATCGTTATAAGTCCCGTAGTGGAACAGGTCTTGAAAAACATAAAGGAACTCAGGTAGCAACTTCCTATCAAGCAAGGGAAATGTTGAAGTACCAATCAGATAATCCCCGGGTCCGCAGGTTCTTATTTCCCTGTCTAGCCAGTGAGGGCCGAAGGAAGTCTTGCCCCCCTGGGAACCCGCCTGCATATCTATTATCCGTTTCTTTGAGAGCCACGTCCTGGTCTGACCTGAATGGAAATTAACCTTCAACTTCCCATCCGATGTTATCTCACGAAACGGTCTAACCGCTACTTGAACCATTATCCCCTAACTCCTTACGAATATATGGATAATCTTTTAAGAAGTTGTCATCCTTCCACATACAAAGGTCACATATTTTCTTCTCGCCTACATATGCGTATTTATGCCAAGGCGTTCCCTCTTCCACACAGTAAAACCCTACTGTGCCTTGAGGTAAATAACCACCACTTATATCATGATTACCTCTATCGCAATGTATAATGGTCATCATCGTATCAATCATTCACCCCTCCCATAACCTCATTAACCACGCAATCCACTCTATCTCCTCTACCATCTCAAGTATCTCGGGGTCTGCCAGTAACTCTTCTACCGTCATTTATTTCCACGACACCTTAATCCCCAGTGCCACATCGCCGTCCAGTGGGTTGATGTCGCACAGGTCAATGGTGATAGTAAATTTCCAGACCTTGAACGAGAATTTCATTTAGTGCCTCCCAGTGAGTTATTTAGATTTAACCAGTGTTCACCTTGTTTATCTACTATTGGTGTTGCCCGACAAATAAAGGCACAATGAGAACATATCCAACTACCCCCAGCAACCTCCATCGCTTTCCATAAACATTCAGCGCACAGTGAGTTACCATCAAATATCATTGGGAGTGCTTCAATCTTTCCCAGTAATTCCCTAACAGCTAATTTGGCACTTTCCCGCGACATATCGTCTAGTCACCCTCACAAGTGGAGTCCATCGCCAACCCTGAAAGTATATTCTATCTTGTAAGAACCTACTTCCTGCTGAATGAGACCACCTACCGAAGTTAATTGCTATCATTTTGTGCCTCCTTTATAAGAAAAGTAACCAAACCATCTAACCGCCTCATAAAAGGCAAAAGCTATTAAGCCCCCAGTCCTGTAAGACTTGAACGCCACCAGCATCGCCTCGTAGAATATCAGGTCGCTCATGTGCCGACTATACAGGTGGTGTTGATAAAGAAAATCATGCAGAACCGATGGCTTGGAATACTTCGCCCACTTCGGCAGCGCCAGGTATAATATCGCCGGGAATAAGAATACTACGCTCATCCACCAAGGCAAAAAGGTTGAAATGATTATGTAAACCAGTAGTAGTATCAGACTAGACAGCCCCCACAGCTCGATAGAGGCGAAGTCCGTCTCAAATCCCCGGTGAACCGATATAATTTCCTTGGAATACTTGCTCCCAACATGATACCGGAACGACCTCGTCAGTCTCCAAAGTCGGCCATTCGGTTCAGGTGTTACATGAAGTTCACTCGTAAAACTGCTGTGCCGTTTCATACCTTATAGTGCTCAACCCCGGCGCACTTAACCCTGCGCCCCAGTATAAACTTCTCACGCCTATGAATTGAGGCATCCCTCTTCCCTTGATAGTCAAGATGCCCAGCATAGGTCACAAAAGCCCACCGTTTTGTTAAATGCTTCAGAATCCAATGCCATAGTCTCTTCATGTTGCCCTGTTCCTTATCATTTTCCCGATTAGAAGCCATTGTTGCGTAAACTGTTCGTCATCTAACTTTGCCAAATCCGTTTCTGTTATCAGAAAACCAAACTCGCCAAGTTTCCGTTCCGGTTGATGATACTTGGGGTGATTAGGATGAACTGAAGAGGGTTGTTGTTTCCCCGGTTTCACTTTCCTAGGTTTACCACAATACCGCACATGAACGGAATATCGGTGTCCGTTCTGCGTCTCAAATACTCCACACTTCTCACATTTCCAGACCTTTTTCTCTGTCACTCCGTCTATCCTTGCTTTGCAGAAGTAGCACCTTTCCCCCTCACTGCCATCACTTTCTACCTGTCTGCCACATGATTTGCACTCTGTTAAATACAATTTCACCTCTTGCTATTCCTCCATATCTCTATCATCCACAGCGACCAGGGGATTACGAATATCAGGCATATTATCAAGGGGATTACCCATTTCATCATCTTGCCCCTCAGTTTAGATAAATTACGAACGTCTCCTCTACATCTTCTAAGTAAAACCAGTCTATCCCATAAAGATAACAGACCGACCGCTCTATTACCCACGCACTTAGTATAGGCATTACCGTCTTCTCCTGAGTTTTCTCGACTTCCCCTGACTACGATGCTTGATTCGCTTGTAACCACGACTATCATCAAGTAAGGGAATTCTAAAAGGAAAAAGGTATGAGGGAGGTATTATCATAACGATACTCCTTTTTCTATTGGAGAAAAACTACAGTGACCTACCATATTTCGGTCATCCTACGATTTACGACCCTACCCCTCGCCTCTCTACGGGTATAACGGTCCACTGGATAGCGATGGATGAGGTAGACTAGTGACCAGGGTAATCTCTTTCACGGCTTGCCGATATAGTCAATCCTATCTAGTGGGACGTACTATGTTTGTTATGTAGAGTTATTTAGGCTCGGATTCCTTAATTCTCTTAATTGTCTCACTTAATGGACTGCTGTCCTCGGCTATTTCATGGCTTTCGCCCTCTATGATTTGACCCGGTGGGACTCCGGCCAGGTTATACTCGACATGAGTGATAGTGATTTCTCTAGTCTCGTTTATATCTATCCTAGTTCTGTCACGCCTGCCCCAGCGGTCAGGATGCCGGCGCTCGAGGTACGTGGCAGCCGCCAGCCAGTCGCCCCCGGTCTCAGTAATCTCTATTGATGAGCCTTCGGGTCCGGTCTTTGTCACTCGTTTGCGTTCCCCGGGCATGGCCCCAGCTAGAAGGCGCTCCGCTATTTTGGCCTCTTGCTCGGCTTCTGCCTTTTTCGTGCCTTCCAGAAAGTCTGCAAACATTCCCCCGCCGTTATTTACCTCTTCCTCTCCTAATTTCAGCCAAGTATGATAGGTTTGGTCGCTAACATCAACGGCCGCGCAAGCGACCGACAGGTAGTTCCCCTCAGCGATATACTTACAGATTTTCTCTTGGAGTTCCGGGGTTAGTTTGGTGGGTCTCCCAATTTTAGGTTTTATCATTTCAGTGGTCATATAGTCACCTTATAACATTATGTTAAATTAGTCAAGAGTAGTCAAGAGTTACGTTGTCTTTCTCTTTATTTAATTTACTTTGTAGTTCTCTTTAGATAGAGTTTGTCAAGACCTTGTCAAGAGTAGTCTTGACCTTATCAAGAGTTACTCAAGACCTACTGGGGTTTATATCTAATATCAGGTAAAGTAGCCCAAAAGTATCACAGACTGCGACACCGACAAGCCTTGATACTTTGTTGATACTTTCTTCCCATCGCTTCCTATTATCTTTCTCTTGACTTTCTCTTTACGCTATGGTAGAGTTACTGAAGGAGGTAATTTAATATGAGTAAAGAGTTTGAGGCACTACAAAAGTTAGCCGAACACGACCGGGTGAAAGAGAAGACCCGGCAGAGGGAAGCATATCGCTATGCCCGGTCTCTCGGGTTCCCCTATGCGATGGCACGGAGACTACAGGGTTACAAGAAAGAGAAAATCTTAGAACTATCTAAAGAGTTAAAGAGTAGTTAGCCCCTAAAATACTGAGAGCCCGGGGGAGAGCCACCAGCCCCCGGGCTCTTAAAGGAGGTTAGAAAGGAGACAAAATTAACCTTACTTATTAGTCAAGCACATAAAACACCTTTTGTCAAGTATGCTTTAGACGTGCGTATAAAAAAAGATGTTTAAAAATATTTGTCCGCACCCCAGATATAAAATAGGGAAAAACAGTAAAAGGCAATTGTTAAGTTTTGACACTTTAGTATCATCTTGCTTTCGGGGTATTGACAAGTACCAGTAATAGGTATATGCTAGAGGCATAAACTCATAAGCCCTGAGCTGGAGAGCCAGGCAGTCAAAAAGGAAGGGACAAAATGAAAGTCCGGAACATGACCAGCAACAGAAGCGGAAGGGAAGTAGCCAACCAATTCATTATCTATGGCGACCATGAAACCACATTCCAGAGCTACAACTCAGTGATTGCTACTCGGCGAGATGGTAAGGTTTATCTCGACAAGGAAATGTGGGACTACAGCAAGACGACCGGGAAATACCGCAACCAGTTTCTAGGTGAGTCTAGGAAGGAAACCGAGGCCAAGATAAAGAACGGCACCTATATTGTTACTGACCTGAACAGCTAAACGCCCTGGCCACTTGCCCGGGACCCAACCAGCCCGGGCAAACGCAAGGGATTAGTAAATAAAAGGATGGTGAAGGAAATGAAACATACAGCTAAAGAGTGCCGAGCTAATATAGAAATAACTACTCCCACAAGTGCTGTATGTCGGATATGTGGGCAGTGGTATAAACGAGTTAGAAGATGGGGCAAGGATGGATGGCAGAGAATATATTGAGCCTGAATAACATATAAGGAGGAAAGGAGGGGAGAACCCATACTAGTCACTAATGATTGGATAAGAGAGCATCTTCACGACCTTGACGGCTGGGTGCCGACAATAGAGGTCATCCGCCCCGGCAGCAAGCAGACCATCACCATTAAAAGTGCGGAAGCCGAGAGGGAAGTCATCAAAATTATGAGAGAGGATAGAAAAAGGAAAGGAGGTCATTATTATTGCGACAAGTTCAGCGCTCATAGCGGCCACTGTGCCAACTTCAAAGAGAGAACAAAGGAGGTGAAATAGTATGGTTACAGTCATCAGGATAACCGGCAGGGCCAAGGATGTCTTCCCAAAGATTAAGGAACTAGCGGATTGGGGAGGGAAGCTAACTATTGACGAGCTGGTCAGGTTAGGACTCAGGTCATACCAAGAAAGAGAACGACAAAAAGGAAGGTAAACAAATATGAAATGTCCACTACAAATAATTGTTGGGTTGACTCGCGGTGATACACTTAATCCAGCGCCGATGGATTGTATCAAAGAGGACTGTGTCTGGTGGTGTGAGACTCAGCAACGCTGCGCCATAGCACAACTAGCCACCGACTCAACAATCATCAGCTCGGAGTTGCACCAACTGGTCGATAAGATGCCCCACGAATTACAATTCAGGAGGTTGTAATATGTTTCACTCTAGCGAACTTAAAGCACCTAGGGCACTGAGAACACACGGCATTATGGCAGAACTACCAAAAGCAATTCATCTTCTGCTATGCCAGGCTATAGTTGACGAAATCGTGCCTCAAGTAATCACCATTCAGTGCGCCTATGACTTTGAACAGACCGGGTTATATGAAGTAATACTTTGGGGGGATTGAGATATGAACGTGCTAGTAGCTTGTGAGTTTTCAGGTATAGTTAGAGAGGCTTTCTCAAGGCGCGGGCACAATGCTTGGAGTTGCGACTTTCTACCCACAGAAATCCCGGGGAACCATATACAGGGAAACATTATGGATTTAGGTATTGGGGGATGGGATTTAATGATAGCACACCCACCCTGCACTTATCTGGCTTCGAGTGGCGCTAGGTGGTGGGAAACCAGGCAAGTCGAGCAAAGGAAGGCAATCTACTTCTTCATGTGGCTATGGCAACTACCAATTCCACACATCTGCATTGAGAACCCGATAGGTATAATGTCCACTACATTCAGAAAGTCAGACCAAATAATACAACCTTATCAGTTTGGTCATGGTGAAATAAAGTCTACCTGTTTATGGCTTAAAAATCTACCCTTGCTTAAACCAACTAACCTTGTAGCAGGTAGAGAACCTAGAGTATGGAAAGAACCACCGTCAAAAGATAGGTGGAAAAATCGTAGTCGAACCTATCAAGGAATAGCCGATGCTATGGCAGAACAATGGGGGGATTAAGAAATGACTAAAACTAAAAAACAAGTAGTATCAGGTGGCTATCACAGGCCAGTCTGTAAGCGATGTAACTGTGAAATGAGGCCGGAGACTAATGGCGTGGGATTGCTTGATATGTTTAGACCATCCGACAAGCCAGAGCCACAACCTTATGAGTTATGGGATGCTGACCTGTGGAAATGTGAGAAGTGTGGGTTTGAGATTGTCGGTGGCTTTGGGGATGGTCCCATCTCTGCCCATTACGAGGATGACTTCGAAGTATGTATCAAGAACTATGAGCGCCAGGGTTTAATCATTATTAACAATGGATAAGGAGGTAACTAATGCCGAACATTAAACGAATGCAGGTCGAGTCATCTAACATTGACTCCTTTGCCTATGATGCAAAGAAAGAGGTTTTGACTATCTGGTTCAAAGGTGGAGCCGAGTATACCTATCCCGGAGTGAAGCAAGATACATCCAATGGATTACTGGAGGCTAGCTCGAAAGGTAAATACTTTGCGGAGCACATCAAGGGCAAGTTCACCTATAAGATTATGAACTAGACCGAGCTTTTCTCCTGCTAATAAATTCCTTATAGGTAGAGTTCTTGAAGTTTCTCCCACAGACATATCTAAGAGCTCTACCTATCCTTCTGTTCACTTCCCAGATGTCAGTGTTAAGGCATCCTGCTATGTGCTGTATGACCTGGAGTTCATCTGCCGGGTCTTGGGAATAGAGAAACTCTAAGAGCAAGCCATCTTGGCCACAACGCTCAAGGCGCATATCAAGCTCAGTGGCTAGTAAAACTGGAGTCTCAAACTTCGCCCCTCTGAACACACGCTTTGAATATATCTTGGAGTCTGTGTAACCTGACTCTTTAGGATTAGGTGGGTAAAATCCAGAGCGGAGAAGGGGGAGAATACTAATTAACCACTTGACCTCTGCTTTTGAAAATTTAATGGAATGTGGGGAATACCATTCCTTCTCTTCCTTCTCAGTCATAACCCTGTAGCCTCAATCTGTATACTATTCAGCCTATCCCTTATCATCTGGCAGTATTCAGATGATAACTCATAGCCGACTGCGTTTCTGCCTAGCTGTAATGCTACCTTCAAGGTAGTGCCAGCTCCAGCGAAGGGGTCAAGGACTATACTTGGAACTTTATCAGCATTACATTTACAGGTAGGTTGCCATCCTAATGTATTGTCTACTCTTAAAAGATTATTCCCTCGCCATCCGCCATGACCTCTAGCTTGTGATAACCTATCCGCATTTTTACTACGCCTATCATCACCAGCCGAAGGTCTATTTTTATTGTAGTGAGTCTCAACTATCCTCACCCACGGCTTACCGCACTTACTACAGCACCCTACCTCTGGCGTGGCTGCCTTGATACAGATTTCGGGTAGCTTCTCTGGGAAGGTTGCGAAGTGGGCTTCGGGAAATCCTCTTGTCGGGAATGTCCAGACAGAGCGGAGATTGCGACCACCTTCTATCGGTCTTACTGGGCGACCCTTCCTAAACATACTTGTAGCACCATAGTGTTGTTCACCATCATGTCCACCGAGTTCAATATACTTATGGCTACTACCTCTAAATTCGGGACCGCCCCAGCGATTTAGAGGTTCAGTATATTTCTCCCGAACTGCTTCTTGGTCCCAGTAATATCTAGTTGACTTCGTAAGCATCAAGATATACTCGTGGCTTTCGGTAGGGCGGTCTCTTACCGACTCTGGCATAGGATTGGGCTTGTTCCAGATGATTACTGACCTCACCCACCAGTTATCTTCTTGAGCAGATATGGCTACCCTAAAGGGAATGAGGCAGAGGTCTTTAGGTTTGAGCCCGAAGTTACTTGGGGTATAATGATTGGTCATTCCTTCGTTTGCATAATGAGGAACGCCATTTCTTTTGAATGAATTAGATAGCCCGGGGTTAGCGTGATTTTCCTTGTGTGCGCCACCACTTCCCGCATAACTATCCCCGATATTCCAAAAAACAACCCCGTCTTTTCTCAATACCCGTCTAATCTCCCTGAGTATCTCAATGGTATGCTGGACATAGAGTTCAGGAGTAGGCTCTAATCCATAAGCACCACGCCAAGCACCACAGAGAGAACAGGTGTTGCTTATTGTGCCCGGTCTATTCTCATTATTAGTTCTATGAATTGCTATTAGGGATTTAGCCGATGGTTTATCTCCAGGCGTTGCCATTCTTGGTGGTCTAACTGATTCCCATTGATGCTCGCACTTCTTATCTCCACCCCATATCAAGTCCTGCTCACCGCTATACTTTCGGAGCCCCCAGTATGGGGGGGAAGTGCAAACCATCTGGACAGACTCATCCTCCAGCTCATACATTGAACGGCAGTCATGGTTATAAAGTTGATAATCTATCATTACTTCACCATCGCTGGCTGATGCGGTCTCTGCCTCATTAAGTGGTCTATCTCTTTCAGACTCTCTATCTTAACTTCAGTCTTTCCCCACTCAATAAACTCTAATCTAGGGCATACCCAGTCTTTGGAAAGAAGGGGAAGCAATCTCCTTTGTGTTTCCCCCTCTATACAATGCCAGACCGGCAACGACATTATCATATCAGCCTTCCCTGTTTTTCACTATTAAGATACTGGCTGCCAAGCACTCTGTAATTTCGCAGGACAATGCACTCTTGGATTATATAGCTCCTCATCTTGTCCATGCCCTCTTTGAGTTCAGCCAGTGTCTCAGGCAGATAGTATCCCCCAGGTTTCTCAGTGGCAAACATCACTGGCAATCCTTCACGCCTCAGTTCCGCTACTAGGAGTCTTAGTTTTCTATCCTCTTTATTATCAAGGTGTAATTTGTTTCTTATTTCACGCCGGCTAATGGCACTGTGCCGACCATGATGACGCTCAAGAAGATTCGTTACTTTATACTTGAGGCTAGGTTCCGCGATGATTACCATTCACTTATCCTTCAACAGCCCCTGTTGTTGATTCTGGTGCGTCTGGTTTGGTTGGGGATGGCATTTCCCACATAACCACTCACCATAACCCCAATTATTAGACTCTCTCCACCAATAGTCAATACTGCCACAATTATAACAATAACAAGGCTTATCAGGCTTTGGTGGTATGTCAGGCATTTGGCATCTCCTGCCTTAATATAGTTCTCTTACTAAAAGCCCATTCTGGTATCTTAAAAGCATAGGGTTTATCAGGCACTTGAAATAAAGACTTCAAGTTATCTTTCAGGAACACAGGCACCCTCGCCTTATCACACGCCTCAACAATATTCCTAACCCACTCTATTTTAGTTTTTTAGGATTTTATTTTCCTCCTTATTAGATTTTGCCTAGCTTGCGGAGTAACCACACCCGTCTCTTTGCCATCACTTATTCTTTTCCCACACCATCTGCAATAGTAGTCATTCTCACCTATCTCTTCTCCACATTCACACTTAAGTGGTTCTGGGAGTGATATAAGAACACTACCACAAGTATGACAGAACTTCCCATAATGTTTAGTGCCACATAGGGGACATTCAGCTATCACCATCTCCAGTTCATCGCTCACTTTAATACCTCCTCTAAGTCCTCAACAGATTTTATAACATAATAAGGAATAGAGTCTAACCGGCATTGCTCCTGAAAGGCTAACTGGTAGTCAGACATCTTGCCTTTGGGTAACTTTATTTCCAGGTAGTGAACTCTATCTTGGTAGTGCATAATCCTGTCTGGTGCACCCCGGTATGAGCCAAGCCCCTGCGTTATGGGGAAACTGTATATGCCATGATACGCTAGGTAATCCTTAACTTGGGATTTCAACATAGATTCTGAAACCTTTATTAAACCTCTAGTCATTGTGCATCACCTCCCTAGAAAGATATACCAGCTTTCCTTAACTTCTTATTCTCTTCAGCTTTATAGAAGGTATCATATTCTACTTCAATTTCATTGAATAACTTTCTGTCTTCTTCTGATTGAATCCGTGCCTTAGTAGCATACCACCCTATAAGTCTAATAGATTTTTTAATTTGTTCTCTTCTATTTTTCACGTATCACCTCCCTCTTGGTACTCTAGGTATAGTAGATTCGTGGTATGTCGAGTCTTCTATATTAGTCTTCTTGAAGTTAAGTAACTTAGCATCTGGAATCCTGTTTTTCAGCCAAATTTCAGAGGTTACTTTCGCTTCCTGTAGACTAACATTATCAGGGACATTCAATAATGGTATTTCAACTATCATTTTATAATCCATTCTTATCTCCTTCCTTGATAATTTCATAGATTGCCCAGAATAGAGCTAGGGTTGGGTCAAACTCACCACTGTAAGTTTCGGTTTCGTCAAATCCTGCCTCACATTCAGTAGTAAGAACGCAGACCAGCCTTGCAGGGTAGTATCTAAACTCAACACCACCTTGCCCATCCTTAAATAGTTTTGGCACAGCATACTTAAAGAGATTGTTGAGGTCTATTGGCATTTCTGTAGTGTAGCCAATATAATAATCTGCTACTGCCGATTCCTTGAATGGAACATACCAACCTACATTATCTAATCTGTATCCAAGTTTGAACCAGAACTCTTTATTCTGCTCACTTGTTGGTTGCTTATTCTCTGTCATTCCCATCTTGCTTCACCGCAGATACATTCTTTGTGTCCGAAGTGCCACTCATATTTAAGGTGGACTCCCATACCACGTAAGAATTTCCGAAGCCATCTAGGTAACTTTAGTTTCATTTCTCAACCCTCCAGTCTTTCTACTCGGTCTATAGTCACTAGCAAAATTTAATACTATCCTACTATTCACCGTATCCCTGAATCTTGACACAGCCCTGTCAGGCAATTCCTTGATGTCAAGATTAGTAGTGCAGACCGTGAGCAATCCACTGGTGTATCTCTGGTTTATAAGGTCATCAAAAACTCCCCACTCCCAGTTTGAGCCGGTAGTACCCATGCCCACATCATCCACTATCAACCTTTCTGATTTACAATACCTGGTAAGTTGAACTTCGTATGAGTCCTTGGCTTCAGAGTTCATACAGTTCTTCAGGATGCTTATTATACTTTCCCAGTTTATGACTGTGGTATATTTACCTTGCTTCCGTAACTCTAAAGCTAGAGACTGGCACAGATGGGTTTTACCACAGCCGGTCCCACCATAGCAAAGAAGCATATACCATTTAGTCTTGCCTGAAGACAGTTGCTTAAACAAAGTTAGTGCCTTCTCACTACCCTTGTTAGGTTTGAACTCATCAAAGGTAGAGTAGTTCAATTTTATCTCAGGTTCCTCATAGACTGGTGGGGTCGGTGTAACTTTCAGGTGTTCTGACCTTGCGAGGATTCCCCTTATTGATACTAGACCCCTTTCTCTTTCTGCCATCTAAAGGATTACCCCCTTCAACTCGCCAGTTCTCCATTATCTTCTCGATATACCGCACCGGAGACTGTGCCTTATTATTAACAGCCTCTTCCAAGGCTTTCTCGAACCACCCATCAGGATAAGTGTCAGCGAACTCAACGATTGTTTGGAGTTGGTTCGGGGTCAGCATAATACCAACCTGGTCCTCGTAGAGTTTAATCATGTAGGCAACCTTAATGTCATCCGTTTCTGTCTTGCCTACAGATTGCTCCTTGCCCCTGGCTATAGTTTCGATTATCTTTTCCTTAGCTCGGTCCATTATCTCTTTAGGCGGAGGTGGTATGTGGGATGGCGCTTCTCTGATTGACCCGTCTTTATTTCTCATTCTGCCGGCTTGATGCTTCTCAAAGCCCGGCATCCAGATATACTTATGACCATTAAGTTCGTAGCGTTCTACGAGTCCCAGATTAGTTTCGTCATCCTTCTGGTCCTGCATCATATCGAGCCACTTATCTACATCTTCATCAGCATAATCGGATAGGGGAGATACTATTTTCTTCAGGAGTTTGGGTTCGCCGGGTAGTCTGCCTTCAACATCAGCCCAGAGTATCATCCAGGTAAATAGTTTCTGAGCCGAGTCGGGAAGTTCGGCTATCCTATAGTTGGTTGATATGTTACGGCTTATTGTCCTGCGCTCTGGCATTAGAGTTCTACCTCAAAGAATCCCAACTTACCTTTGCAGGGAATGGGAACTTTGTAAAGCGATGGATTAGCTAGGGTGAAACCATAAACCCCCACGAACCAAGGAGAGTCCGATTTATCAACGCAACCAGTAATATCCACCTCGCCAACAATGGCACCAAGGTCTATTCTGGCATTTAAGTAGGCTATCTTTTGTTTCTCAGATAACCTTTCCAGAATCCAGCACTCATTATCACAACCATTCCCGATTTTCTCGACCTCAGAAGTTTTACTGGCATGGATATAGATACGCCTAGAGATGGCAGGATAGTTCAGTAAAGGTGGCATGTGAATATGCCAGTTTCTATTTTCAATGTCCTTGAAGCCTTTGCAGATTAGCCATGCCCAAGGTTGTCTAATACTAAGTGCTTTCATTTTAGCTTACCTCTTCAGTGCCAAGGTTGCTGTCCTTAGTAGACCAGCCTAAACAGGCTGGTTATCGGCTTACTTCAGTCCTAATTGCTCACCTTTCTCAAAAGCCTTACAGATTTCCTCATACTGCCAGACTTTTAAGTCAGTCATCAGTCTTACCTTCCAGACTCTCTCGGCCTTCACCATCCACTTGCCCAAATCACCCACACTCATTTCATTTTTCTTGAGCAAAGTCATTATGCCCTTCACCTGCTCCGCAGTGATAGGGGTTTCATCCCTATTTGTTGGTTCGGTTCCTTGCTCTTCTACTGACTCATCAGCGGCAATAGGTTCTTCTCCTATCTCTTTTGTTTCACCCTCAACAATCTCCCCAGTAGTGGCATCAACCTTGCCAATCTGAGGCACTTCAACATAGGCTTCATCAATAATCTCAACTTCCGGTGGGATAGAGTCAGGGAATAACCTACTGAAAGCCTGTCTCTCTGACCGGATGAAAGCCATATTCGCCTTAGTGTTGCCCTTGTCAGTGCCGTATGGATTATCCTTTAGCATATAGTGACCATACCCCTGAGCTTCAAGACCGCCCTTGGTCCTTAGTTTAGTTATGGCTACTATCCTGTCTGTCTGGACTTCACCAAAAATATCTGTCTGCTCTTTCTCAGTCATCACCCGGGGGGTGTTATCAATATAGGAGAAGGTGCCGTGACGAGCCATCATCTTGCGTGTGGCATTGATGCCGAGAACTGTGGCGTAGTTAGCCTTGCCACTCTTATCCTTAAATGGGATGAGGTAAACCTCCTTCATGAGAGGGTGTAATCCAAAATCGCGACATAGAATAGCACACCTGATAATCTCATCCTCTGGAGCATCAGGATAGACAAGCTGTAGGATGTGCATAGCCTGTGATTGGGTTAGTTGACCTTGTGTAGGTATCTTCTCGAGTGCGGTAGTAGATGCTTTTCCTTTGATTTGTTCTGCCATGTATTCCCTCCTTGTATTCATATTCATTTCGTCTAGTGTTAGTGGTGGTCCATATTGTTTGGCTATGCCATTATGCTCAGGATGAGATTTGCATTGAAGAAATGGGAGATGCTTCTCTATATCGTAGAACGACTCAAGTTCGCTACCACATTCAGAGCAAGTATTCTGCCTCAGGAGTTTTTTGAGTAGTTCTCGGTCATCTTTCTCTAGGTAATACGGCATCTCTACCTCACATTTACAGCCAGAATCGGCTTGTTAAAGAACAGGACTCCAGGTATCTGCTTCTGGTCGTGGTGCTTTTTAGCAATGGCATTTAGCATTGCTGTATCTGCCACCTTGTATTCATCGGGAAGTAAAGCAAAATCAGTTACCTCATATTGCCAGTTATCCCTCATACCAACAACCCCGAGGTCCGTTACCATCCTCTTCGTCTCTGGTGTCACTTCAACTAAGCCAACCGACTCGGTGAGTTCACCTTTCAGTTTCATCTCCGCTTCGGCTACCTCCATCCGTTTGCGGTTAATCTCTTCCTGTGCTTCCCGGATGAGTTTTTGCTTTAGTTGGAAAGTCAGTATCTTATCCCGGGTAACTTTATCGGCAGTTTCAATCGGCTCCGTCAGTGTTCTGAAAGCGTTATTGATAACCTTGATATGGTCTTGGAGAGGGTTGATGTATTCCTTACGCTTCTCCTCTATTGCCTTCTTAAGTTTGGCAATAAGGGAGAGGTCATCTGTCGCTGGTTTCAGGTCATCAACTGTAGTGATAACCCTTGCCTCAGCATACTCCGCAGCCTTGATAGACGCTCCGTAGAAAGCTATAACCTGGGCATCGGCTTCGGGATTGATTTTGACTAAAGCGGTTGGGGCCTCAATAGGTTCGCCAGCTTTAGCGAGGGTCAAACCTTCACTGTTCAAACCATCTTCCATCTCATCCTGTTCTGGTCTTATTCCTGCTACTCGCCTCTCAGCTACGCACTGAGGGCAACCTTCGTGTAGGTCAAACTCACCATGCTTGCAGTGTCCTCGTATTGGCTCTGACATATTACCTCCTTTCTTTATTAACGGCTTGCTGGCTGATAGCCTTTACGACTCTCTTGAGTAGGAGTAGGCTACTACGCTATGCAGGTTCTCATTCCTACTTCCTCACCCCAGCAAGTCTATACCCATTAAGCCACAATCGGCATTGGGTTCTCTTTTATATCACTAAGGAATGGCTCTTTGCGCGAGAATGTTGTTTCACGAAGACAGGTCGGGCAGGTGATTGAATAATTATACCCTGAGTTTGTTCCCTCAATAGGTTCAATCTTAAAGTTATCAGAGATAACACCACAGTAAACACAACAGAAAAGTCTCATTGTTCTCTCCCCAGGATTCTGCTGATGCGACTCTGACTAATCTTAAATATCTTAGCCAGGTCTTCTTGCTTGATGCCGGGATGCTTAGAATGATAAGATATGAGGTTCTCATTCCGCTTCTTCATCCGCTGTTTATAGTTTTCGTAACTCATTTTATTTCCTTAGCATATATAATACTAGCATATACCTATTACTGGCGTTTGTCAAGTGTTTTTAATACCCCCGCATAAATATATTTTAGGCAATAAAAAACTGCCCTCTTCCCCATAAGGAAAAGAGGGCGGTTGATGTTTGCTATTACTTTAAGTGGTAGAGCCACTAGAATCTAATTCTGGTGCGTCTGGTTAAGTTTGTGAGTATTATCCCCGGTTGCCGTTTTTAGCCTTGAGATAAGAATATAGTTCTGCATTTACCCGGGTGTTCTCTGTAACAGCTGTATTATAGGCACCAATAACATTTGTTAAGCGGTCTTCCATAAATACCCTGTCCTCTCGGCTTTTCTTTTCATATTGCATAGATAGATTCAGGACTTCAGCCGCATGTCTATTGCACTCATGTCGGTATATCCAAAAGAGTATGATTGCGAAGACAGCTCCAATGCCACCGACTCCGGCTATCCATTGCAGGAAACTAAGCGATTCAAACATTGTCTACTCCTTCTTCCCAGAAGGTTGATTAGCCTTCTCAAATCCTTCACAGATATGCTCATATACTAGATGCCCATTAACTCTAAATAGTGCTGGAGTGAGTTCCTCGGCAATAGGTTTGAGCCAATCGTGAGTACCTTCTTCTATCTCAATGACTTCTACTCTATCCTTACAGGCGTCCAAGGCGGTAGCCATTAGTGCTCCCTGCTTACAATCCTGCTGAGTCTTGATAGGAGCATTATTGAGAATCATCCAGAGTATCTGCTTTAATACCAACTCCTTAGCCTCTGGCTCATTAGGGAACTGCAACTTGATTGGTTCTCCTTTATAGTTTGGTATGGTGGTGTTCTTAAAGACTTTCATATTTCCTCCTCTGATTCTATTTGCGGATAGATAACACTGGAAGCAAAGTTGACTATTGCATCCTTCTCCTGCTGGGTAAAAACAAGGTCTAGCATCTTGTCCTTACTAATCATATCAGGATACTCTGTGCAGGTCATGTGATACTTTACCCATCCTGATACAGTCCAGACACTTGCTTCCTCGTTGAAGTGCAGAACTACCTCTGCTGGATTATGAATTTGTTTAGACATACTCTCTCCTCCTTAATTCCATCTTGGACTTGGATATCT